ACACAGAGTTGCTTATGCAGCGCCCAATGCTGCTCGTTTCACAATTCTCGAGCGCAGAGGTTTTATTTACAAAGCCAGCGCCAACAATCTCCTCAGCGTGACCAGTTGCTATTGGGCGTGGATCATCCGCATCTAAATATAACTCGGTGCGAACAATGAAACGGCGCTCATCCTGATAAATTACATCTGTCAGAAGTCGAGCCTGTGGGTATTTTTCATATAGACGGCGGAGGCGAGATTCTACGGTCTCGTAATCCTCCAGGTTGAAATTACTACCTGCCATGATTGTGCCTTTCTTTTGGGGGCTTTCGCCCTGGTGAAACTAGGCTCCCATACGGGGCTGACAATTGGAAGTACCCCAGGCAAATTGGCGTGGCGGATTCATTACAGGCGTATATGGGCCATAATTTAGGGCCGAGGAGGTTCTCATGGCTGCTGATAAATCGCACTACACCCACATGGAAATTCGCTGCGGTGGGCTAATTGTGCAAATTGGAACAGAAACAGAATATCCTGATTTAGTTGATGATTTAGCAAATAGAATAATTGCCGTTTACAAAGAAGCCATGGCCCATGCCAAAGAAAATGGCATCGATGTAAGTGATATGCGGTTGATTACATCAGATTATGGGGATGAAGACGAGGAAGAATAGTGGCGGAAGATTCTGATCATGAAATGGACTGGGCATATCAGAACAAACTTCGAGAGCAGTGGTTAAAAGATAACCCCGATGCAGAATTTATTGGGTGGACATCAATATGAGCGAGGCTGGTTTTGATGAAAGTTGGATTGAAACTGACGATTTAAGAATTGTTGCAGTTCAATCTAGCCAAATCTTGTAAGCAGCGGTCACTCGACCTCTTTCAGGGTCCACAAAGTGCAACCTTTGAGATGGCGTAGCGCTCGCCGCTAACATGACACCTGCGTAGCGATTATCTGATTCTGTTGATCCAGTTTGATACACAGAACCTTGACCATTTGCCATCGCCCATTCTGCGTGAGTGTGGTAGTGGCCGATGTAAACATCTCTAAAGTCCCAAGGGTAAGAACCTGAACGCCATTTATTTGCGTGTTGAACTATGGCTCCAGGAGAAGCAAAGCCATTCCTTCCAACTTCATCTCCGTGGATTAAAAGAGCCTTGTAATTTCCTATTTGAACTCGCTGGATGTCTTCGGGGCATTCTTGCCAAATTAATCTTTTTTCTCCTTGCAGTAATTGACGAGCCAACTCGTAACACATGCGATCAAAATTATCTGAGCGAGGAACATTATCTCGTTTGCTTCCAATACGCCCATGATTACCCCATTCTGCTACAACTGTGACCTTTTCATAGTTTTCTAATGCAAAACGCACCACATCCACGCAAAGCCTGGAAACATTGACATATTGTTCAAATAAAGTGGCATCAACCTCGAACGCTTGAGTTGGGAAATTAAACAAGCCTTCAACCATGTCGCCGCCAAACATTATGGTGCAGTCTTTAACTGGATGATCTGCTCTTTGAATGTCTGTAATGCGGACCGCTTTTTGCGCAAATTCCAGCACTCTCTTGCGCATTATTTCGCTGTTGTAACTCGTTGTTCTTTTAGCACCTTGCCAGTCAGTCATGTGCCAAAGGGCAACTTCGGCTTTGGTTTTGCGTTTATCAATTTCAGGAACGGTTGCATTTTTTAGTGGCCCGTAAGTTAACATGGCATCGTAAGCCGCTTGTTGGGTGGTTTCTACCAACTCTTCTGTTCTTTCTTTGGCTTTTTTTAACTGTTTTTGAAGTCGAAGCAGGGCCTGGCGTAATTCTTTAACATCTTTAGACTCGATGCCGTCAGGCATTTCTGCAAATTGCTCCTCAAGACTCATCTAAAGCAATCCTTTTGCCTAATTCTGAATAACCATTTTTATCGGTCCAAGAGTCCGCATGTGTTGGATTGACAGAACAACGAATGGTTTTTAAGAAATCCATCATTAGAGCAACTTGGTAAGCAGGAATGTCCTCAATATTTAAAATGGCTCCCCAACCTCTTCCGATGGCCGTGAAATTCTCAGCGGCGTCACCGTACATTTTGCCTCGCTCTTTCAAGAGCGCCTCTATTCTTTCGGACACCTGCAAGTGCCATCTTTATGCGTTCGGATAGTGTCGGCACTGCATTTTTGACCGTCGGCCCGTAATGCTTGAACTATTAAATTAACAGGGAAGTTCTTTGCCCATGCATCGTCTAATGTTTTTTTATCTTCTTTGCTTAATCCTTCATACATAACCCGATAAGCACAATAAATAGTGGATCTATTAGATGTTCGTTTTGACAGGATAGAATTGATTGCATTTTCAAGCGCCATAAATTTGCCTCCTTACTCTCAAGGATACATCAAGAGTCTGAAAAGAGAAAGCGCCCGATGGAAAGGGATCGGGCGTTTCTCGATCGCAATTAATTCTTGGTTTTCTTTGATTTCTTTGCGAGGGCTTTGATTTGAACATCAACTGCGTCAGCAATGAAGCCAAATGCAGGGTCTTTTGGATTGACGGCTCTAATTGCAGGGCCAGCAATAGCGGCTAGTCCAGCGATCGCAATAGCCTTAATATCGGTTTCACCAGCAGTGTAAACGGCTATAGCCGCAACTACGAAGGATCGAGCGTAAGATTCAATTGCTGCTTTTAACTTTGTGTTCATTTTTACTCCTTGGGGCGGGCTACCGCCATGATTGTTTTATAGTCACGCCTTTTCAGATAAAAACCGTCGCCGTTTGATTGACTTCCGCTTTTACCGCTTGATGTGTTGCCTTCGTAAACTTGTAAGTATTTAAGAGCGGTGTTATGCCACTTTACGATACCAACATGATCAGGTTCAGCATCAGCATCAAATTGAAAGAAAACCAAATCTCCAGCCTGGGCTTGGCCGACAGGAACGAGTTGGTTGTTCTTAGTTAAGTATTTAAGCCAAGCATCGCAAGAGGCAAAACCTTTTTTAGTGTTAGCAACGGTAGATAGAATTCCTGCGTCTGAATACATTTTTGAAGCGGCCATGGCGCACCAGGGTTGGTTGTTTAAATTAAACCATTTGCCAAATTCTGTATCGTTGTTTGGACCTTCTGTATAGCCAATTTTGTCAGCGCACAGTTGAAGCACCTTTTTTACACTCATGGTTTTACCTCCTTTTCCTCCTCGATAGGAGGCTTTGGTTTAGATTTTAGCCCATTAGCGCTTACCATTCCAGCCAAAGTGCCAGTTAAAAACACGCTTAGAGTAGATACTAAATCAATAAACGCTGCATCATTTGGGGCTTGGTTCATAGGTTGAGTAATAAAAAGCAAAGCATAAAGAAGGCTAAAAACACTTCCTGCAAATACCACAGCAAGGATAATTCCTATGCTTACAATTAATCGAGCGTGCAATTCCTCAGGAGTGAATCGTTTTCTAGCCATTGATCGCCACCTCAGGTAATAAATCTTTTGTGCAAAGCCCCAGCGCTTCACATTGTGGCGGGTTACATTCAGGCGCTTCCCAGTTTTTGAATTCTTGACACGGATATCTGACCCATCCTTGATACCCACAACCAGTTAGTCCAAATAAACTAAGGCTTATTAAGCAACATGCTGTAAATTTCATCAATCCGAGTCTCCAGTCGTTTGATTGTGTCGCCTTGCCTGTTCTGTTCATCTCTTAAACTACTGCCGCCATTTGGTTTTAACTCAATAAGATAATGTTTAACCAGAAAACGGACAGCAACTGCAAGCGACCCTAAAAGCGATGTGAAACCTAAGGCAATTCCTAGCCATTCATTTGTACTCATGTTGTAATAATAACTTATGCCAGGAAATACATGCCTGTAAAATAAAAGAAGTCGGCTGTCTGTAATGTATGCGGACTGTTGTGATCCATCCGTGCCATTGTGCCATTTGACTGAGGATAGTAAAGTTCAGCGGTAAGGCTTGCGCCATTAAAGTCCATGTAAAGCAGGTAATGATCGCCGCTTGCGATGTGGTGCAGACCGCCAGTAACTAAGTTATTTATGTTGGGCTGCAAACCTGTGGGTAGAGTAAGCGAATAATTACCTGTGCCAAAGTTTGTAACAGTTGTGCAGTTAACCCTGATCGTAAAGAAAACCATCTTGCCAACCCTGGAATAAAATCCTGTGGCTGGCGTGCCTGTGTAAGCCAAGCCTGTGCCTGTCCAAGTGGAGTTAAAAGCAATCTTGGGAACTCCAAGATAGTCATCAGCAAAGACAACCCATTCTGTGCCATTCCAATACTTCATTTGATCGGGCGTGTTATCAAAAATGATGTCGCCAGTTCGTGGGTAGGTTGGCTCCGTTGATACATCAGGGGCCGTAAAACGCACAGCAGTTTCTAACTTGCGCAAACGAACATCTAAATCATTAAACATTGTTTGAAGCGCTGGCGGTTGATTAATGTATGGCATTAGGCCTCTCCTGAACCTTGCGTCAGCGTCAGCGTAGCCCTTTCAGGGCCGTCTTCGCCAGGTTGAACCGACACGCCAACTATGCGGTAAATTTCATCTAATCCTGCAGGGAAACGATTGTCTTGAATAATAATGCGAGCGTCGTCACCAACTTCGTAAGAACCATAAACTGGATCAACATAAGGCGGCACCACAACTTTAAGCGTGGTTGGTGGATAAGACACAGCGTTAACTTGAGCAATAGCCAACTCATCTAACACATCTTGATCGGTAATGTCAGAATAGTTAGCCTGATCCTCTAACAAAGACCAGCCGCTTGTAAGTTTAGATAAATCTTGCGCAGTTGAGATCAATTTACCCTCATTCGAACCTGCGCCTAAAGCGTAGATTGTGTTTGCAGCAATTGATCCATCTTCAGGATATTCGTACTCGACAATGTTGCCCGCTGGAAATTGAAAAACCAAGGCTGCGGGGTTGGTTGGATTGTAAGCAACTCCGCTTCTTGGGTAATAAGTATTAAAAGCCTTAGTTGGCAAGCCTGTAACAATGTCGTATTCAATATCTATATCGAAATCAAAGCCATCCTCTTGTCTTGATAAATCTTGAATAGCGCTAAACACGGTTTTTAACTCGTAATTATAATAAACACGATCAACTAAAACACCTGATGTGGTTTGCCCTGCTGTATTGTAAAGAACTCCGATGTCACCGTAGGTAGCGTTTTGAGCATCTTCAACTAGTGTTTTGGCTATGACTAACTGGTCAATTCCTGCGAAATCTACAGTTTGTGTGATGCGACGGCGTTCAAAATATGAAATCCACTCTCGGGCGTGGAAAGTTAATGTTTGTTCTGTGCTGTTGTAAGTTCGGCCCCAAATGACGCCACCCCAAACCAAAACGCCATCTCGATCTACATATAAACCGCAAGCGCCTGGAATGGTTGATGAGTCAACATTAAAAGATGCAGCATTGATACCTGAAAGTAAAAGGTGACCTGTGAAGGTTCCTGCTTGGTTTAACTGCTGTGTAAAAGCAACACCAGTCAGAGGTAGTTCTGCAATGACCGTGTTGGTCGGCAGATCTACAAACAGGTATCGGTATGTGGTTACAGGCATGCCCTTAGATTACCAGGGCTGCAGCCTCATCCTCTGTAAGTGGTTCTCCAGCAACTAATTTGGCTTTTGCACTTTCCTTAAGAGCAACCAAGGCTTGTGCATCGGCATCTCTTTTGGCTTGTTCCTCAGCGTAAGCGGCTGCTGCTTGGTCACGCTCAGCAATTTCTTGCGCAGTTAAAGGCACAATAGTTGTTTTGCCAGTAGAGCAATCTACAATCATTTTATTCAGCGACATTTACAATCTCCCATTCTTGGTTTTCTTCATTCCAGTTATACATATTTTCATCATCAGGCTTGGCTACTGGTGCTTGCCAATTGTAATTATCATCTAATGTCCATGAGTCATAAGGTTTTGGTGCAATAAATACATCTGCATCTGCGTCATACTTAAACCCAATGCCAGCAAATTGTTTGCGTATGCGATTGTTGTATGAAGTCTGAACCCATGTACCACCAAGTCCTAAATCATTAGCAAGGAAATCATGACCTCTATGTTCTTGGTCATCTCCTACTACTAGAACTCTAAGTACAGTTCCGTTATTATCTATTTCAGCAAAGTGTGCCATTGTCATTATTCTCCTTATTTCGCATATCTTAATATTACTAAACCTGAACCACCAGCACCACCATTAGCAGGATAAAGAGGCGCACGACCACCACCACCACCGCCACCACCGCCAGTATTAGCAAAAGCAGAAAACCCATGGTAGCCAGCATTTGAAGCGTTACCACCTGTTTGACTTGTACCTGCGTTTCCTGGAGTACTTATAGCACCGCCACCGCCTGACGCATACCACCCACTAACTCCAGTCAATGTTGCATTAGCAATAGTAGTTATTTGAACTCCATTTCCACCATTACCGCCTGTATATGGAGAGGTTGATGTACTACCATTTTGTCCAACTTGTCCTGCACCACCGCCACCTGCCGCACCAGCGTCAACATTAACGCCATTACCACCAGCATAACCTTGGTTTGCTGTACCAGTACCGCCAGTTTTAGGATTAGTGCCACCTGAAGCACCACCACCACCACCTGAACCACCATTACCGCCTGTTTCGCTAGAACCATAACCGCCTCTAGCACCTGCTCCGCCACCATTAGAAGTAATTGTGCTAAATACAGAATTGCTACCAGTTCCACCAGTGTTATCAATTCCTGCCGCACCACCAGCACCTACTGTCACTGCGTATGCGGTTGCAGTTAAAGATAAAGGTGATTCTAAGGAACCGCCACCACCAGTTGTTCCAACACTAGAACGCAAGCCACCTGCGCCACCGCCAGCCGCACTACTTCTACCACCTCCACCGCCACCACCTGCTATAACTAAGAAATCACAAGTTAAAGATTGTGTTGGAGTAAATGTTCCTGATGATAAAAAAGTATGATAAAAATAACTAGCATCTTCTGTTACATAACCACCAGTTGCTTTAGCACCGCTAGCAATAGTGCTAGAAATACCGTATAAATAAAAAGTAGTGTTTTGAACAAAAGTTGAACTTGTTTCAGTTGTAAAAGTTATTGTGTTTATTGCAGCAGTATCAGACCAAAGACCAGCAGTAAATGAATTTAATGCTAAAGAGGTGTTATCTTCTTGAACTGAATCTACAGAATATGATTTTAATTTATTAGAAGTATAATTAGGAAAATATATTTCGGCATTATGAAATGTATTCGCTGTTGATGTTGCTCCGTTGGCGTGTCCAACAAACCTAGGAAATACCGTAGAAGTAGGTACTGTACCAGCACCACCAGTACCTAACAAATATATCATTGCGAGATTAGAAGTATTTCCATTCAAAGATAACCAAACTTGTTCATACCCCTGCGCATAGGTAGTTCTTGCAGATACAAGAACTTTTAAATCAGTATAAGTTTGAGGAATGGCAGTAAAACTCACAGATGAAAGACCGCCAGCACCTACTGTTTTAGCCTCAATTAATTTCATATTAGCCATTAGACCGCATACCTCACAATCACGATACCTGAACCGCCTGCTTTTCCAAAATTAGCGTAACCACCACCGCCACCGCCACCAGTGTTAGCAGTTCCAGCCGCAGCATTATTAGATGTAGCATCTTCACCTTTACCACCACCGCCAGTTCCACCAGAACCCGCTGTAGTTTGAGAACCACCACCGCCACCACCTGCTCTTGTAACAGATGAGCCAGTAATAGTACTTGCTACACCAGTTCCACCATTTCCACCAACTGTGCCACTGCCAGTTCCGCCCCCCACCACCAACTACCCCACCTACAACTCCACCAACTCAACAACCAAC